TTTAATGTAACGATCTGCTTCTATTAAAGTAAATACCTTCATTCCGATCCTCCAAGTGTATGAGTATGGTCGTTACTCTCATCAGCATCTATATCTATATCTGCTTTGATGACCTTTGTATCTCTTGCCTGTTGTAACATTTGAGCAGCAGCAGATAAGACATTAATATTAGTCTCACTTGCCTTTGACATCTCATTCCTAAACGATTCAACAGCAGCACCAGTACTTCTCTGTTGCTGTGAGTTCTCTATCATTAACATAGGCAACCATGTTACTGCACAACCCCATTCATCAACTGCTTCTCCTGTTTGTGGATTTGCACCTCTTATTTGTGTATACCATGAACAACCAAGTTGTTTACACTTATCTTGAATCAATGGACAAAAATCATCAGGTTTTAATTGTGCCATAATATAATTATATATCTAGTCTAATTGACATAGTATAACATCTAAGTATTGAATTGCCAAATTAGATGTTGCAGTATATGTTCCTTGAATTGATACGTCACCACTAAAGGGATGATCATGGGGACCTCCAGCAGCACCTTGATCCACTCCACCAGTGTTAGTAGCACCATCTCTTACCCTAGATCCTACATTACTAAATGGTGTAGCATTTGAACCACCAGTAGGTCCAAGTAAGTGTTCGTGTTGGTGTTCTGGTAACTCAGCAATTGATAGAGTATGGTCACCCACCACTTTTGGTATACCTGAAGGTGGTAGAATAGGTTCAGTATTATTTACAGTTATTGTTATATCTCTAGCAACAGATAATACTGTGGTAAAATCGAATGTACCAGACATTCCACCACCTGTTCCTGTTACTACTCTAAGTGCTTTATTATTGTATGAAACATCAGTCAACTGAGTCCATCCAGGAGGTGCTGCTGCCTCCCAAAACAATTTCCTTGTTCCAGCAGGATACATCCAATAAAGTGAATTAATGGAATTACTAGCATCTGCTAGATCAAATTGTACTCCATTGGATGTTAATCTTGCCATATCAACTGAACGTGCATATTAGTACATCGACATACTGAAGTCTTAAGTCAATCTGTCCTGCTCCAGTAGCAGTAAATGTTGCTGACCCATTAAAGGGGTGATCATGTGGTTGTCCTATCTGTCCACTAGGAGATACCACATTACCTGTTGGTGATGATCCTGAAACCCTAAAAGTTCCACCTCCACCTGAAGCAGAAGCAGTACCACCTGTTAATGAATTGTGTGTATGATCTGGTATCTGGGATATTGCCAGAGTAGTACCACCAACTGTACCAGTTACAGTTGTAGCAGCACTAAATGGTACTGCTAGTGATGATGTACTATTTGGGAATACTTGAGAGAATGTTAATCCACCAGCACCAGAGGTTCCACCAAATCCAAACCCACCACCTGTTCCATTAACAAGTCTTAATGCTTTATCGTTATGTGAATTTTCCTTTACCCATCCAGTTGGAGCAGCAGCTTGGAAGAATACCATAGCAGCACCCTGCTCAACTACACCATACTTTGATGCCAGTGAGGTAGAGTCTCCAAATGTAATTCCAGTCGCAGTTAATGTTGCTGACATTGTATAAGACTTCTATTCCTTTATTCTTTATTTAGCACCTTTGCAGATCCGTCATTAAACCAGAACCCATCATCTGTCAACTCCCATCCATCATCTTGCATTGCCTTCCAACTACCATACGTCTTCATTGCTTCCTCAGTTAGATTCATCTTAATCCATGCGGGCCAAAGTTCCTCTTCAACTTGGGGCATCTGCAATTCCTGTCTACGTTCCATTGCATATTCACGATACGCCTCTTGAGTCCATCCATCATTATATGGTGAATTTGCTTGTAACTCAGCATCCATCAACTTATAATCAAATAAGAGTTCTCTCTCTTTGTCTGGAGTATCAGTATCCCTGACGTAAACAGTCTTGCCACCATCAGGGGATTCGTAGATCTTAGCCATGTGTTAATGATGCCTCCGCATAGTCACGATTGAATAGGTCAAGACCTTCTCTAGTCAGTACACTATTGTACATACTATCAAATGTCTTAATAGGTAGTGTAAGAACATGAGCACCATATAACAAGCAACGTGATGCTTGATGTGCTTCTCTAATAGATGCTGCTAAAATCTTAGTCTCCATCTTATGTTCCTTCTGAACACCACAGATTGCTTTGATTAACTCAACACCACTAAAACTATTGTCATTGAGTCTACCTACAAATGGTGAGAGGTATGTAGCACCTGCCTTCATTGCTAAACATGCTTGAGCAACAGAGAATACTAAGGTTACATTAGTCTTAATGCCACCATCACTCAATCTCTTACATGCCTTAAGTCCTTCAACTGTGCATGGTACTTTAATAGTAACAGCAGGTGCAAGAGGATAGTAAGTCTCTGCTTGTGCTACCATCTCATCAGCAGTCTCAGCAACTACCTCAGCAGATATACTCTCCATCTCAGGGAAGCGTTCTGCAAGTTCTTTGATAACCTCATGCTGAGTACGACCTGACTTCAGTATTAAGGTGGGGTTAGTGGTGACACCATCTATTAATCCAGTCTCATATCTGGAAGCAATAGCATCAACATCTGCGGTATCTAAAAAGAATCTCATGTTTGTTTACTTGTAGTTATACGGATCATGTTCCGTTGATTTTTTCTTCTGGAACCAGTCTCTAATCTTCCTCAGTAGTCTCTTCATCTTTAGGAACCTCCTGTCTTCCTTCTGGTCCAATAAAACCGACAACCTTCTCTTGATTGTCTCTATTTCTATACCCAATGTTAGCAACGACATCCATAACCCTTAGAATATCCTTAACGGATGTTCCCTCTGGGCATCTTGTCATAATAAAATCAAACTTAGCAAAAAACTCATCAGCGGCATCTGTGAGTTCTTCCATAGTTAGAGAATCATTCTTCATTAGGTTTCTCTGGGGGTGTTGCAACAACAGTCTTCTCACTATGAAGTACTTCAATTGCCTTGAGAACTTCTGGAGTCTCTTCCCACTCCCAAATGGACTCACGTCCCTTCTTGTCAGTAGTTTTCCACTGTCTTGTAGTCATGCGACCTCCTAGTACTTTAACAGTATATCATAATGATAACTGTTCAGCAATACATTTTGCTACGTTATTGTAGGTTTTAACACCTCCATGTCCCAGATCCCTACCATAATCAATGATAGGTATGTATGGAGTATCTAAAACCGTTTGAACTCCTTTAAAAAGAGTAAAGTCAGCAGTCATCCCCATTTGTCTAGCAATAAGTTGTTGCAACTGTAATATACTGTCCTTATGCCAATCATACCGTCTCATTGCTTTACCGAGTCCAGCAGGATCATCTCTCCATGATCCACATTGAATAGTACGATCCTTTAAGTATAAAGGAACTCTACTTGTATCTGGCCAACCAATAGCAATTGCTTTTGGTTTATAATATTGTAGTAAACATGCTAAGTTATGTACTGCAAACTGTCCAGAAGAACCAGAGACACCCATGTTAACAACATAATGTCCTGTTATCTCACTTAACTGATTTGCTATTGTATCCTCCTCAGAAACTCCAACACCAAATACTAAAGAACAACCTAAAACAACAATAGATTTCTTCCAATTGATTTTGTTAAGTTCTTTGGTACGATACCCAAGAGAGTTGGTTTTATATGTTATAGTCTCAGTTCTATACTTCCAGTCAGATGGAGTCCTTTTTAAATTCTGTTTGAACTTTGCTTCCCCATCACTATCATGATACCAACTGGTATTCAATTCTGCACGATCCTCAATCTTGAAGATCTTTACACTTCTACCTCCAGTTGGATTTTCAGTATATATTGTCATGAGAATACCTTAACATCATTAACAGTTGCAAATCTCTTTGCATCACTTATATCGTTCACCATAGGTTCACCCTTCACATTAAGACTAGTATTCAATAGCATTGGGCAACCAGTTTTACCCTTCCATAATCTAAGTAAATTATATAGGGGTTTATTATCACGCATTGTGACTGTTTGTACCCTACTAGTACCATCTACATGCACAATGCCTGGATATTTGTCAGGGAAATTACACTTTGCTGTGAATTGCATATATGGTGATCGTTTTACAGGTAGATCAAAGTATACCTTAGCATACTCTTCTAATATCACTGGAGCAAATGGTCTGAATGGTTCTCTACCCTTGATCTCATTCACCCTATCCTTAATTCCTAAGTCTCTAGGATCTGCTAGTAAACTTCTATTACCCAATGCTCTAGGTCCAAACTCTGCTCTTCCTCTGGCAATACCACATACCTTGTTGTCTAACAAATGATCAACAATAACTTCATTATCATACTTAGATGTTATATTAACTCCTGTGTATGGAGTATATGCAATATGCTTCTTCTTATGTGCTAACACTGCACCTATAGCAGATCCATTATCACCTGGTGCTGGCATGATCCATACATTTTTAAAGAATGAATATGCTTTAGGGTTAGCAGCACAATTCAAAGCACAACCACCCATCAAAACTAAATTATCACTATTAACTAATCTCTTTGCCTTCCTCAATATTAATTCAAATAATATCTCATAGACATTCTGTGTTGCTGCTGCAATATCATATATGTTCTCCTCTGGTCTCCAATCCTTACATCCCTTATGAAGATTCTTCTTAAACTTAAAATCCTCACCAATAAAGTCCTCAAACATTGCTTGTCTCAACTTATTAGGATCACCTAATGCAGACATTGCCATGAGGATATACTCTTCCTCATTTGGTTTTAACCCACACCTCTGAGTCATAGCACTGTACCAAAGTCCAATGCTATTTGGATATCTCTTCTGATATTTTAAAGTTATATTATCATTAACCGCTTCCCATATTGTTAGAGTCTGGAACTCTCCAATAGCATCAATGACAACTATACATGCATTTCTAAATCGACTGGTATAATATCCACCACAAGCATGAGTATAATGATGCCCATAGAACTTAACTGGGGCATCAATATACTCTGTAAAATTCTCTTTTAATCCTTGACCTGCACGTAACTGTCTTAACTGTTTTATAAATGGTCTCTCATACCAACAAACCAACTCTGGTCTACCATACTGAAGAGCATGATGTATAAGATTATCAGGTATTATTGGATCATTCTTTATACGACTAAATCTCTCACTCTCTGAGGCAAACACCAAACTATCATCTGCAAACACTGCTAGTGCTGCATTATGACTCTCTGATGATATCCCCCATGTTATCATTACACTTCTCCCAATAACTAAGTGGTAACGTTGGATCTGGTTTAATGTATGGTTCTACTTGATTAGCAGGACACATTGAACAAAATGATTCGTCTTCTTTATTTAAGAAGTTTTCTAATTCCTCATCAGTACATTCTACCTCTAATGGTTTATAATTCAAGTATTCATCCCACTTCTCTGACAGATTATACTTCTCTGCTTGCATGGGAAGATACGCTAGAGGTGGACACTTCCATAACTTACCCTCATGTAGTTGTAAAGCATCCTTTGAGATACACTTCTCCCAACTCTTCCTAGGGTTATTATCCTCATATGGCATCATTCTATCACCAAATCCTTTATACTGTCTAATCCATTCTTTATTAGTAAAATCCCAAAACTCTACATGAACACCCATACCATTCTTCCAGTCCTTAGCAATCTCATACCCACGCTTAAACTTCCTAACATAATTCATATGCTCTATGCTATGAATTGATACTGCTAGGTTCGCTTGTGTTGCTAGTAGCATGTGTGGTAATTTAGGATGCAAATGTAAACCAGTTGCATTGGTTATCAAATCAATCTCAGTATATGGATCTGGGAACATCCCTCGAACCATGTATAATATATCTGGTAGATCTCTATGTAATGTTGGTTCTCCACCCAGTATAGTAAAAACCTTTGGTCTTATCCTCTTACTCCAAGTATATAACCACTCCTCACAATCCTCTAATGTTATGTTACCAGTATGTCCCTGATTTGAATAATGCGAACATCCCTCACATGTAAAATTACAAGCATGAGTAACATGAAGTTCTAATTGTTTAACATCATATACCATCTATGTGATTGTACTTTGGTACATAGTAATTAAAATTAATTATTACTCTACGATCCTCATCAGTGCATGTAGTACCAGTATGCTTCAGTTTATGTGGGAATCTAACAAATCTATTTGCTTTACTCTCAACATACTTACCATCCTCAAAGATAGTCTTACCATCATTTGAATTAACATAGTATATTGATGTAATTGCTTCATCACCTAAATCTGAGAAATCAGTATGAAATGCCCAATCAAATATTATTTGCTCTTCAGTTTTAATAAGACAGTTTGCTTTAATCCTAGACAGACCAATAACCTCTTCCTTATCAAGGATTGGTTTTATAAATTGAAATGCTGGACTAATAATAGTGTGATCTGTAAATATTTGCTGCACTAACTGGAAGTGACCATCACCCTTCATTGAGATACCATCCAACCAAGTCCAACAACAAGAGTTTTGAATATTACCCTTATCCATGTTACCCATAAAGTAATCATAGATGATCTTATGGTCTTCTGGTTTTAGATAATCATCAATTATCTCAATCATCAATATATCCTGTCTCTTTTAACATATCTACTGCTTCATCCCAACTAGTATCAAGTAACTGCATACAAATTGCTCTTCTTCTTATTGGTTTTGGACCATCAGGTGTTGGAACCAATGCGTGTGGATGTGATACATTCAAAAGATATGCTTGCTTTGAATGTGCCATGAATCTATCAGACTTCTTAAGATACTTATCATGGAAGATAGCACCATCAGTCTGGTTAGCAATCTGAACTGTCTCAGCATCCTCTCTTGGATGATAGAACTGTGTTACCATTCTATCGTCAGTCATATAAAAGTTTATGATCGCTTCAATACCACTATCAGTATGTGCTGGTATCTTATGATTGACCTCCATCAAAGAGAATGTACACCTATCTCTATATTTTGCAGGAATAACCTTCAGTAATGGATCTTCTCTCAATTTAACATATGAGTATCTAATTCCAGCAAAACCCATCGGAGTATCAATCCCATACTCAATCTTCTTACCACTCTTAGTAAGTGAATCTATCTCAAATTCACGATTTAATCTCTTATACATGTTTATTGTAGTTTAAGGTCAATGAGAATCTCTTCTATAGTACCTGACACAACATCTTTAAAATGTTGCTCATTATGTATCTTAGCATAACTTCCTGCCTCAGCGACAGTGTGCATAATATCTGGTCTACTCTTCAACCAGTCAAGTTCATCACCTGATAACTTAGATACATCTCCATCTTTAATCTTCTCAAGAAGATTTAAATATAAGATCCTCTCATAACTATCCATTATTCAAACTCCTGTAATATTTTAACTTATATGGTGCAATGAAGTCAACCACCAATACACACCTATAATAATCCTGAGCAACCACTGGTTCTGGATTAACTGGTTGATGATTAATATTCGACTGGTGTATTAAGAGAGAGTTCTCATCACCTGGAATAATTATCTCTCTATCCTTATTCTCTATGAGAGTACCATAGATTCTAGAAGGATTCTTGAGATAATATATCATTCCTAAATCAAAATGCTCATGCCTATGTGTGTTACCATAATTTATATACAATTGCCTATCATATAGTTTCTGAGTAACACCCTTCATTCTCTTTGCCCAACAAGAAGCAACCTTAAATTTTTTAATCTCTGGTTCACCAACTTGGTTAGCATACTTATAGAGATGCTTTGTAACTAACTTAAAGAATGTTCTCCAACTTTGCATGTGAACCAACTTCCTACTAACCAAGTAATTAGTAACCTCAGTACATCTATCCCACTTATCATCATGTTGCTTCAGTTCATCATCAATCTCCCATAATAAATTATCCCGATCATATTCACTTAAGAGATTATATGCTCGGTACAACTCATTACCACAAAATGACCAATGAGTTGTTGTTCTATTATCTACCCAAGGATCATGTGTCATATAGTTTCTTCCAATAACCTACAGGCAGTAATGGATCTGCTGGTTTAAAATACTCTGCATTAGCAGGACACATAGAACAAAATGATTCTGCCTTGCGAAGGAAGAACTTTTTAATATCCCCATCAGGACTCAATGGTACATACTTTAGATATGGATTCCATTTATCAGATAGATTATACTTCTCTGCTTGCATGGGAAGATATGCTAAACCAGGACACTTCCATAGTTTACCTTGCCATAACTGAACACACAAACGTGATACACAAACATCCCAACTTGATACAGGATCATTATCTTCATAGGGTTCCATCTTATCACCAAACCCTTTATATTGTCTTTGCCAATGTCTTATAGAAGGTCTAAGTTCTACCTGAACACCTCTATCTATCCACTCTCGTGCCAACTTATAAACTGGTTTAAATCTCTCCAAATATTTCTTATCTTCATTACTATGTACAGATATTGCAAGAACAGTCCTTGTCTTCCTTAAAGGTTCATAGAGATTGGGATGCCTAGGCAATAAGAATCCATTAGTAACTACTTCAGTATATGAATTTGGCCACCGCTTCCTTGTCTCCCACACAAATTCCCCTAGATCAGGATGGATACAAGGTTCTCCACCCATCAGGGTAAATCTTTTAGGTATAACTTTATCCTTCCAGTTATCCATCCACTCTATCGCAGTCTCCAATGATACATTACCAGTATGACCTTGATTCATATAGTGGGTGCATCCTTCACATGTTAAATTGCATGAATGGGATACATGTAACTGAAACTCATGCGGTACTTTAAGCATTAGTTCATGTTCATTGAGAGTATTATACGAGACTCCTCACTAGTATTTACAGGAACATAATGTGGTAGAGATGTTGGGAATACAATTAGAGTTCCTTCCTCTACCTCATCTGGTTCATATTCTATGAGGTTACCATCTATATTACTAAAGAATGGTGCTACAAAAAAGGTTGGATGATGTAATTCTGGATTGTACTTCAAATATAATACAGAACTAAAACCACCAAACCCATGATTATGGACATAATGAGTATGTTTTTTATTATATTTTTGGAACCATGCAGAGTTTATTCTAAACTGCTTGTCTTGATACCCAAACTCCTTCTTAATCTTAATAAGATCATCCATAAGGATTCCTTCAAGCAACAGATGATATTGCCGATTAGTATCATAATCAGTCAACTGATCACCTTCCACCATATTCTTCTCAAACCTATCAAATATTGCCCAAACTTGTTTACTCTTTGCTTCCCAATCACTTATCTTACCCTTCCAAAATGGAATAGCAAACTTCTTTAGATAAGGACCAGAATAATTATCATCATACATTATTCCATCACCTCCAAATAATTTATCACACTCTTCCTTGCTCTCTTCAACTCCAACATATTTATCCCTTCAGACTGTGCCTTGGAGCGAAGTTTATGAGTGATCTCCTCACTCAAGATAAACTGAAGTATAAACTGTGATGCTTTAGACATTATAAAAAGTATACTTTAAAAATA